CGATTGGATGCCTGCAAACGTGATCGGCTCCCCAAGCTGGCGCTTGCCAATGCTGGCGCTATATATGCCCAGCGGTGCGCCAGGCCAATGCTCCCGCATCTTGGCGGCGTTTTGTTCGATCAATTCCTTCTGATGGGTAAGCATCAGCACCCGCGTTTCCGGCCAGTTTTGCAGCCCCTCTTTGCAAAGTGTAGCTACAATGTGGCTCTTGCCAGCGCCGGTTGGCATGACAAGGCAAGGATGCCCATCGTTTGAACGAAGCCAATCGTAAAGATCGTCAATGGCGCGGCGCTGGTAATCACGAAGCATAATTACACCCGATCCGGCTTAGGATATGGCAACGCTTCCCAATCATATTGTGCGGCTATTTTCGGCCAGCGCATCTTTAAGGGAAAAATATAAAGATGTTTTTGAGTGCTTTTCCCTATCGTCAAATTTGGCATTAGACGCATAACAACATCTTGCCTTGCTGTCCCAAGTTTGGCGCTAACCGTTCTTTTGTGAACAGGATTGTTGTTTTCGTCGACAAACTCATTTTGAGATTTGTTAAGGCCAACATATTTCCAATTTGTCGCCTGATATATGCCGCCATGATGATTTTGGCCTGTGTCAGCATATGAAAACGCAAATTCACAATCTGTGTTTTTTTTCATCCACTGCAAGCCAAACGCAACTAGCTGTGAAATAAAGCCATTATAATCAGGATGTCGCACAAGCCTTGTAAGTTCTAGGGCTGTTGCCGGCATGTTTCGATTCGCACCAAATCCAAAAATGCACCCCGCAACTGGCCTGCCTGTATCACCAAACAGGCCGCCAGGCTCACGAACAGCAAAGCAATGTTGGATGGCGGATGGCATCCGTTTGGAATAATGAAAATCACGCACCAATGGCCAAATTTCATCAGGCGTTGCGCCCGTCATGACGTAATCAAGCATTACGCCTCCCCCTCAAACGCACTCGCCAAAGCCTGCACCGTCTCATTGATCAACTGGCGTGATGTCAGCCCGCCAACGCCATTCCGCAAGCGGCTTTGCCCAATCAGCCACGTCACAGACAAGCCATCGTCACTGCCTTCCATTTGCCACGGCACAAGGTCAGGATGAAAAACGTGGTCGTCACAGCCGGCATACTGAGCTTCTGGCGGGATCGCCATGTCCCACCGGGCGCAGTGCCAGGTGCTATCCTCTTTCGCCGTAGCGTGGGCGCATGTGCGGCAGTTCACTTCCTTCGTCGGCTGTGATTTGTGGCACATCGCCTTTGCCGGACACCATCCGCATTGATACCATGTCGGATCGGCGCTGATAGGGGGGGGCATCCTGTCGGCCAATGCGATGGCCCGGCCTTTGGCAATGGCGGCATCCGCCACGTCTTTGTCATACCGCACCCGTTCACAGTGCAGCCGATCATCGTCTTTGCAGACCGCCACATAAAGCGCCCGCGTCAAATCTAGCCCGGCCATGTAAACCTGCATCTGCACATAGTGCTGCCACTTGGACAGGCGCACACCTTTAGACGCCAGATCGTCAAAGCTCTTTTTTCCGTGAGTCTTAAACTCAAGCAGATGCTCTGTCTTGGGCGCTTCGGGAATGCCAAGGCCGATCCCGTCAATGCTGCCGCTAACATGCGCGCCAAAATCGACGCGGTTTTGCTGGCCGCGAACGGCGATTCCAATGGCTTCCAGATCGGCGATAATCGTCGCTTCCTCATTGTGGCCACGGCGGAACAAGCGCAGGATGCGGCCCTCAATTTCTTCCACAACAGCCCAGCGAAAAGACAGCCACAGCCACCGATCACAATGATGGCCTAGCAGGCTTGCGCCAAGGTGCGGTCGTGGCCGTTCACGCTTGGCAGCGTGGTGAGCATCTATCAGGCTTGCAACGGCGCTTTGATCGGCTATAATGACTTCCGGCAGCTTTGCCATGTTTGTCTCCTCCCGTGAACAACTTGGGGCTGGCTTATCACCAGCCCCATTTTTTGTTGTTACTTTGCCCAGGGCGGTTTGGCGCTAGATGCAGCCGGTGCAGCGGCAGCTTTGGCAACAGCCGGCGCAGGAAGCCCACCGCCAGCCAGAGCGCGATAACCGCCGACTTCGTTGCGGGCTTGGCTGTAGCCGCGCGCTACATCATCCGGCGACGGATGCTTGATCTTCACCTTGATCTGCAACTGACCACCAACAAGCTGGTCGCTATCTTCAAGGCGTGGCAGGCCGATGGCGCGCATGATCTCGCCAAGCTGTTGCCGGCCAATTTCTTCGGCCTTGGCAGACTGGTTGCGGATATTGATCGCCGTAAATATCACCCGGCCTTGATGTGTCGGCCCGGTGATGTCGAGGCGCAGATCAATTTTCGTGCCGGTACCTGACTTCGTCTGTCCGACTTCCGCCTTGGCGATCATGGCGCTGTAAAGCCCTTCCGGCAGCAATTCATATTCGCCGCTGTTGCCGGTGGGCAGTTCATCGGCTGCGAAACTTTCTCCGAGGTGAGCCATTGTTTTAATCCTTCCGTGTGATGGTAAAGCTAGGGCGGCCAGGCGTTGACGTGATAGCGTCAAGCAAGGGCGCTGTTATGTTTGCAGCGGCAGCTTTCCATGCCGTTGCGTTGATTTCCGGCTTCCACCGGAAAAGGCTGGGCAGATGATCGGCTAGGCCATGCTCTGCCGCCAGTGATTGCAGCTTGTCGGAATCAATCTTGCGATTGACGCGGCCAACCACTTTTACCGCATAGCCGTCACGGTCAAAGTTGCTAGTGCCGTCAAGATTGGCCGGCAAAGCCAACTCAACCGCCATTGCATCCTCTAGATCACGGCGCGTCTTAATGGCGGCTTCCTCAACTGCCTTGGCGTTTAGCCATTGCTGATAGATTGGCACGGTCACTGCATAGCCTCCATTGCAAGGACGTAGGCGGTCACGCTAAACAGCAAACAAGCAAATATGCTTCCCCATGCTGCATTGACGTGCCGATCACGAATGTTGCCATTGATCACCGGCAGAGCGCCGATGGCGAAGATTGCTTGTGCGATGGCTAGGGCGATTAGCATGGTGCGTTTCCAATCTTGGCAATGATCGCGCCAAGGTCTGGCGCTTCCCATGCGTCAAGCTTACCGCTGCGGTCTTTTGCGCTCCACACGCCATCTGATTGGCACATAAGGCCGCGATAGGCGTTGCCGTCGCTGTCACGCTCCACACGCAAAGCAAAGCATTCATCTACATAGTAAGGCAAACCTTGCGTTAGGCTTTTGCCCGGCATTGCCGGATTAAAAAGCAGCCTGCCCATCTCATCCTGTGACTTTTCAAGCTTGGCAGACATATAAACATGCTTGCCCGGCAGATCGCGGAAGGCGCGAATCATTTCCTGCATAGTGGTGTTTAATTCACCATAAGCGGCCCGCCCGTCTTTGTTACGTTTAAGTTCGTGCGCCAAAACAACCTCCGCAACCTCGCTAATGCTATCAAGCGCCACCGACTGAAACTGTGCAGCCTCCGCGCTATCTTTGCACCATGCGTAAGCATCCCGCAGTTGTTCCATGTTTGTCACTTCAATGTAGGGAATGTTAAAATCGGCAATGCTTAACAAACCCGCTTCGGCACTAATTGCAATGACGTTTGGCAGCGTCGGAATAAGGCAAGTTTTACCCGATCCAGCTTGACCGTAAACGATCAGTTTAACGCCATTGGCAGCACTAATGCCGCCAGTGCGTTTTAGGTTGATAGCCATGTCACTTTCTCCAACATCACCGTCGGACAATTCCGGTTGCGATGTGCTTGCATCCTAAACGATGGCGTGCTAACAATCAAGCCACAATGAGCAAAAAAAATATCAAATTGCGGGAAGCCAAGGCATCCGGACTAAAATTTTATGAGTCCGATGTCATATGCGGTGCCGGCCACGTTCCGCACATAAGGCGCGTTTGCACAAACGTGTGCGTTGCATGTGAACGAGCGCGCAACCGCACTCCACGCGTGATTGCATATAAAAAGGCACATTATCAAGCTAACAAAGAACGCAATCTTGCGCGGGCCAAAGAATGGTATGTGGCCAATCGAGAAAGCGCCATCAACAGAGCTTGTAAATATCAAAAAGCCAATTTGCCTAAACTAATTAAACAACGAGAAGCTAAAAAGCGCGAAAAGGCCAAAACTGATCCGCGCATTACTTTGCGGGCTAGAATAAAGGCCCAATTGCAAAAATCATTGCGTAATATAGGTGCGGAAAAAAGAGGTAGGTCAAGCTTGACTATTATAGGTTGCACATTGGAACAGTTAAAAAGCCATTTAGAGCGTCAGTTTGTGCGCGGCATGACATGGGACAATCGCAGCCTTTGGCATATTGACCACATTATCCCTCTTGCATCTGCGGAAACTGAGAAAGATGTTTTGAGGCTTTCACACTTTACGAACCTTCGTCCAATGTGGGCTATGGATAACATAAAAAAGAGCGACAATAGGGAGTTGCTGTTGTGACTGATGAAATTGCAATGATGCGCGCGGCGATGAGAGATATGAATATTAAAGCATTAGCGCGAAAAACCGGCTTAAGCCCGCACACTTTGTATCGTTTTATGCAAGGTAATCACACGTCAAATGTTGGAACAATTGCCGCGTTAAAAGCCTATTTTCAATCTGTGCAGCTCAAGGGTGTGGCAGCGTGAGTGACCTAACCAAAATCCTAGATGGCCCGTGGTCACCACCAGCCCAGCCGCAGTATGATCCACCAGAGGTGCAGCTTGCCGCCGCGATGGAACAGGCGGGCATCAGGCCACCGGCTAACATTAAACTTGATGGCAAACTGCACCGCTTTGACAGCTACACCAAAGGCAAGCCGGGCCATGACACATCGGGTTGGTATTGCGTGTTTCCCGATGGCGTTCCGGCTGGGCGGTTTGGGTGCTGGCGGGCGGCCATAGATAACGCATTCCGCGCAGACATTGGCCGCGAATTGACGATCCCAGAGCGCATGGCAGAGGCCAAAAGGTTGGCCGAAGCCGTCAAGGCGCGCGATGCCGCCAAGGCCAAAATTCAGGAAGCCGTGGCAGACGTGGCGGAGACCATCTGGGCCAGCCTTGCTGGTGCGCCTGATTGGCATCCGTATCTGGTGCGAAAAGGTGTCAGCCCCAACGGCGCGCGGGTGACAGGTGACGGGCGGCTGGCCTTGCCCATGTATGACCCAGCCGGGCATTTGGTCAGCCTGCAATACATCGACGGCGACGGCGGCAAACTCTACCACGCCAGCGGGCGGGCCACTGAGGCGCAATGGATCGTCGGCGATGACAACGGCGGCACCATCTACATAGCCGAAGGTTTCGCAACCGCAGCCACCATTGCAGAAGAAACCGGCCACGCTTGCGCCATCGCTTACAGCGCCAGCAATCTGCCAGCCGTGGCTAAATCGTTGCGGGAAAAGCGCGGCACCTTGGCCGACATCGTGGTCGTCGCAGATCATGACAAAGGCGGGATTGGATTTAAATATGCCGATCAAGCCGCCGCTAAGTATGGCGTTCGGGTGGTGCGGGTGCCGATTGAGGGCATGGACGCCAACGACTATAAGGCGGGCGGCCATGATCTGATGGCCCTGTTAAGCCCGGCAGTTGATAGCGGCTGGCTGGTGCCGGCTGACACATTCTGCACGGAACCCGCGCCGATCCGCTGGCTAGTCAAGCATTGGCTGCAAGAGCAAGCCTTGATCATGGTTCATGGCCCATCAGGCGGCGGGAAAACCTTTGTGGTGCTGGATTGGAGCCTCCACATCGCAGCCGGGCTAACAGAATGGCATGGCCACAAGGTCAAGCATGGCCCGGTGGTGTATCTGGCAGGGGAAGGGCATCATGGCTTGCGTTCCCGCGTTGCCGCATGGAAGCAACACAACAACGCCGGCAAACTGGATATGTGGGTGTCAAAAGCCGGCTGTGATCTAAACACGCCGGAAGGCTATCAAAAAGCGGTGGAGGCGATCCGTTCTCTGCCGAGCCCGCCAAGCCTAATCAATGTAGATACACTGCACCGCTTCCTTGCCGGCGATGAAAACAGCGCACAGGATGCAAAGACGATGATTGACGCTTGCGCTGGTCTGATGCGCGAGTTCAATTGCAGCGTTTGCCTAGTCCATCACACTGGCGTTTCAGACGAAGCCCAGCACCGGGCGCGCGGATCATCAGCATGGAAGGGCGCGCTGGAAATTGAGATTAGCGTTGTCCCTGGCAAAAATGATGGGCCGATGCAGATTGTGCAGCGCAAATCCAAAGATGCAGAGGAAGCCAAGCCGGTTTATGTGACGCTGCAATCAGTGCCGATTTCCGGCTGGTTTGATGAGGATGGCGAACAGGTCACAAGCGCAGTCTTGGCGGCTGCCGAAGCGCCAGCGGTGCCAGAAAGGCAGGGGCCAGAGAACAAGGCATTTACGGCATTCAAGGCGGCGTGGTGGGATAGCGGCGCGGAAAATCCAGACGGCTGCCCCTATATCAGCCGCAGCGCATGGCTGGCATATCTGGAAAAAAACTCACCCGGCAAGGCAGAGCGCACATTGCGTAATCGCATTGACCCAAGCCGCTCTGACAGCCTCACAGCGATACTCATTCACGCCGGAATCATGGAGCGGCATAGCGAAGGTTATCGCATCATTTCGGAAAATCATGCCGGCCAATTGAACCTGGCCAAGCAGTCAGACATGGCCCCTAATGGCCCCTAAACCGGCCCCTGGGGAAATAGGGGCCAAGGGGGCAAAAAGCCGCTTTTCCGGCCCCTCCCTGCCCCTATATTCCTTAAGGAATAGGGGCAGAGGGGCCAAGCGGTGCGGCATTAAATGAGGTGAGCAATGACAGATCACATAAATCCAAACCACTACCGCCAAGGCGATGTTGAATGCATAGACGCTCTGGCGGCTGCTACGGCGAACCTTTACGGCATTGAGGCCATCTGCACAGCCAACGCGATCAAATATCTTTGGC